GAGGCGATGTCGATCTTTGACATAACGCGGGACATTCAAGAGATCAAGTCCGAAATCATGCGAAATACGCTGGATTCGCTGGCGCAGTCAATACACCCGCGTACCGCAATTGTCGAAGGTCAGGTCAATATTGACGATGTGCTGAACAACGAGACTGGGGCGATTATCCGCATGAGAGCGCCAGGCATGGTGCAGGCGTTCAGTTCCCCATTCGTTGGACAAGCCGCATTCCCCATGCTCGAATACATGGATCAGATGCGTGAAGACCGCACCGGCATGAGCAAGGCAGCCATGGGATTAGACCCTGATGCGTTGCAGTCCACTACCAAAGCGGCGGTTGCCGCCACTGTCAGCGCCAGCCAGTCTCGACTTGAGCTGCAAGCACGCATATTGGCTGAGGGCATGAAGAAGCTCTTTAAGGGTATTTTGTATTTGATGACCACTCATCAAGACAAGCCCCGAATGGTGCGTTTGCGTAACGAGTGGGTGCAGATCGACCCCCGCGTTTGGGATGCCAGCATGGATGTCAACGTCAATATTGGTTTGGGTAATGGCGACACTAACGAGAAGTTGGCGGCACTTAATATCATTATGCAAAAGCAAGAGCAACTCATGGCGCAGTTTGGACCCATGAATCAGATTGCCTCATTGCCGATGTACATCCGAACACTGCAAAAAGCTATTGAGTTGTCTGGCTACAAGGACGCATCCAGCTACTTCAATACGTTGCCTGCTGACTTTCAGATGCCGCAAGAGCAACCCAAGCCGACACCCGAAGAGGTGCTGGCGCAAGTGCAGGCGCAGTCTATCCAAGCCGACATCCAAAAGAAAGCGGCAGAGCTGGAATTGCAACGCGAGAAGATGCTCAGGGATGATGATTACCGAAGAGATCAACTGGCGCAGGACTTACTGCTCAAGAAGTACGAATTAGAGTTAAAGTACGGCACACAGATTAGCACTGCTGAGATTGACGCTCGGCAGGCTATGGACAGAGAGGCAATGCGCCAGCAGACGGCGCTTGTACAGAATGCGGTGCAAGCCGCAAGTCAAGTGCAAGCACCGCCAGTAGCGCAAGTGCCACCCACCATCAACCCTAATGGAATGGTTCAATGAACGAAGAACAGGTAAAAAAAGGTCGTAGGTCCGAGCAGTTTATGCAGGACGAGGTATTTTCAACGGCCTTGGAAAAGATGCGTGGAGATTTGCACTGGGAGTTTGAGAACAGCAAACCCGAAGAGGCTGCCAAGCGTGAAATTATTTGGGCGCAGTTGCGTGCCATAGAAAATTTCAGAAATGAGATGGCAAAAATGATTGACAACGGCAAGGTAGCGCAACGCGCCATTGAGCGCGCATCCAAGAATCTTGTTTAAATAGGAAAATAGACCATGCAGACAGTAGCACCAACGCCATCAGGCAGTGCAGTACAAGGTCCAATGAATATGGCTGAAGCAGCCAATGTGCTTGAGGGATTGCTGCCCGATGAGGGACAACAGCAAGATCGCGAGGCGCAGTTGCCCGACGAGGGCGCGGCGGTAGATGAGGAGTTATTAGCAGACGCAGACGCGGCTGATAACGAAACAGATACCGAACAATCCGAGTTGGATGAAGAAACCGAGGAGCAAGAACAGTCACAAGTCTTCACCGTCCGAGTTGACGGCAAAGAGGTCGATGTGACGCTGGAGGAGCTTCAAAAGGGATATTCAAGGACTCAGGATTACACACGCAAAACGCAGCAAATTTCCGAGGTGCGAAAGCAGACCGAGGGTGAGTTGCAGGCAGTGCGTGCCGAGCGAGAACAGTACGCTCAGTTGTTGAGTGCGTTGGAAGCACAGGTTCAGCAAGCGGCGCAGCCAAACATCGACTGGGATCGTCTTTATAACGAAGACCCCCTCGAATGGGTACGGCAGCGCGAGGTTATGCGAGACAACCAAGATAAGGCGGCGGCTATTCAAAGCGAACAGCAGCGGCTAAGTCAGTTGTCTCAGCAGGAGCAAGCACAGTTCATGCAGCAGAAATTGCAGCATGAGCAGGAGGCTTTGTTGGCGGCCATTCCGGACTGGAAAGACGCTAAAAAGGCTCAAGCTGAAAAGGCTTTGCTTCTTGAATTTGGTCAAAAGATCGGATTCACGCCAGACGAGCTGAAGAATGTGGTGGATCACAGGGCGGTTTTGATGTTGCGTAAAGCGGCACTCTACGATCAGATGATGTCCAAGAGGGGCAACATTAAGCCAGTGACAAACAACGGCCCTCGACCTGCCAAGCCTGGTGCAGCGGGAAGAGTCTCAAATTCAACTGAAGTGGTTCGAGCACAACAGCGCGTCGCTAAAACTGGCCGTGTCGATGACGCGGCTAATGCAATCTTTCAACTTTTGAAATAAGGAATAAATCATGACTATCGTAAGTAACACGTTCACCACATACTCTGCAAAGGGTATTCGGGAAGATTTGAGTAATGTTATATATAACATAGCACCGGAAGAAACGCCGTACCAATCCAACATTGGCCGCGAAACCATCAGCAATACTTTGTTTGAATGGCAGACCGACACATTGGCAGATGCAGCCGCAAATGCTCAGTTGGAAGGTGATGATGTCGGTTCTTTTGACGCTGTTGTCGCAACTGTTCGTTTGACTAACTACGCTCAGATTTCACGCAAGACTATTGTCTTGTCGAACACTGAAGAAGTTGTTAACAAGGCTGGTCGCCGTTCTGAGTTGGCCTATCAGATCGCCAAGCGCGGCTCTGAGTTGAAGCGCGATCAAGAATTCATTTTCTTGAATGGCGGTATTGCTGTTGCAGGTAACACCACAACTGCTCGCGTGACTGCCTCTTTGCAGGCTTTTGTTAAGACAAACACCGACAAGCAAACCAACGGCACTGACCCTAGCTACAGCACACTGCCAAACAGTGCGCGTACTGACGGCAACGTGCGTACTTTCACTGAAACCATTCTCAAGAGTGTGATTCAAAAAGTATGGTCGTCTGGCGGCAATCCTAAGATTCTGATGGTTGGTCCTGTCAATAAGCAACGTGTTTCCGGCTTTTCTGGCATTGCATCTTCACGTTTCAACATCAACGGCGGCGAAAAGCCTGCCGTGTTGATCGGTGCAGTTGACATCTACGTCAGCGACTTTGGCAACGTGGCCGTAATTGCGAACAGATTTCAACGCGAGCGTGATGGCTGGGTGCTTGATCCTGAGTACGCAAAGATGGTTGTCCTGCGTCCTTACCAGCAAGTCGAGTTGGCAAAGACCGGTGATGCCGAAAAGCGTATGCTGCTCATCGAGTACGGCCATAAAGTCACGGCTGAAAACGCTCATGGTCTGTGTGCAGACTTGATCACTTCTTAATCAACTGAGAGGAAAAAGGGGAGGAGAAATCCTCCCCTTACTTATATGGAAAAACGATTTTTTGATGCAAGCCCCGACAAAGGGATCACCCGCACTTGGCACTACAACGAGGGCACTGATGAGGCAACGATTCAGACAACGCAGGACATGACTGCTGTCATTGAGGCCAACAAGCGAGACTTTGCCGCCACTGATAACAAGGCGAACTGGAAGGGCGAATGGCATCACGTTGCCAGCATTCCTGAGTCTGTTTACTTTCAGTTGAAAGCAGAGGGAAAGTTGGATGATCAGGCTTACATGAAAAAATGGTTAAACGATTTTGACAACAGATTTTTTAGAGTAAGGCCAGGTCAGGTATGAACTATGTAGCAGTCTGCACCCCAGCGCGGGACATGGTTCACACCAACTACACCTATTGCATGGTCAATTTGGTGGCGTACCACACACTCAACACCACTGACGCTGTCAGCCTCAAGATACTTCAAGGCACACTGATTCAGAATCAACGTGCTGACCTATGCCTTGATGCGATGCGTGAGGGATGTAGCCATATTCTTTTTATTGACTCCGATATGACATTTCCACAAGACATGATCCAGCGTTTGCTGGCGCATGATGTGGACATTGTGGCGGCTAACTGCGCTCGGCGCAGAATGCCCACAGGACCCACAGCGCAGAACTATGATGAGAATGACAAGCGCCAGCCTGTCTACACCATGCCCGAATCAACCGGACTTGAAGAGATCGGCTCGGTTGGCACTGGCATCATGATGATCAAGCGCAACGTCTTTGAGGGCATGACAGAGCCTTGGTTTGATATGCCTTGGCAGACAGGTACTCGCGGCTACATGGGCGAGGATGTGTTCTTTTGTAAGAAGGCTCAAGAGCTTGGTTTTAAGGTGTATATTGACCATGATGTGTCCAAAGAAATCGGACACATTGGCACGTTTGAATTCAAACATGACCACACTTGGGTGATGAAAGAAGAGCTTGAAAAAGAGGCAGTCTAAATGGCACTTACTACATACACTGAGCTGAAGGCATCTATTGCAGACTGGCTTAACAGGACTGATCTAACGACTCAAATTCCTGACTTCATCTCTTTGAGCGAAGCTCAAATTGAGCGACAGTTGCGTACACGCCAAATGCTCACGCGAACTACTTTGACGATTGATGCAGAGTTTGAGTCAACGCCTGCTGACTTCTTGGAAGTTAGGACTCTGAAGCTGACTGGTACAAATCCAATCACACCTTTGACGTTTATGACAATGGACTCTTTGGATGAGCAGTCAACCATAGACATTGGCAGTGGTCGGCCTAAGTATTTTACTGTCATTGGCACTGAGTTTCGTTTTGTGCCGACACCAGACGCATCTTACGCATCAGAGATTGTGTATTTTGCAAAGCTCAACAAGCTATCCACAAGCGTAGCCACCAATTTTCTTTTAACATCAAGTCCTGATGTTTACCTTTATGGCGCGCTTTTGCAAGCAGCGCCATATTTGCTAGACGATGCAAGAATTCCAGTGTGGTCATCTCTTTATGAGCGTGCGTTAAGCGATTTGCAGTTGGCCGATGACCGAGGCGCAACCTCTGGCGGCAAGCTCTTAACCCGCGCAAAAACTTTTGGTTAAGGATTAAAAATGGCAGATACCACCACCACCAACCTACTGCTGACAAAGCCAGAGGTAGGTGCAAGCTCAAACACTTGGGGTACTAAGGTCAACAATGACCTAGATTTAATCGATGCACTGTTTGATGCGGGTCCACTGTTAAAGGTGACCAAGGGTGGCACTGGTGTCGGTACAAGTACAGGCTCTGGCAACAATGTATTGTCTACCAGCCCCACACTTGTAACACCTGTGCTTGGCACACCGACATCAGCTACATTGACAAATGCCACAGGCTTGCCAATTGCAACAGGTGTCAGCGGTCTTGGTGCTGGCGTGGCTACCTTTTTGGCTACGCCATCAAGTGCAAACTTAGCCGCCGCTGTAACCGATGAAACCGGCACAGGCAATTTGGTGTTTACCAATTCACCTACATTGGTGACTCCTGCTTTGGGTACACCCTCTGCCGCTGTGCTGACCAACGCCACAGGACTTCCCTTAACCACCGGCGTTACTGGTATTCTGCCAGTAGCTAACGGCGGCACAGGATCAGCATCAGGAGTGGCATTAGCTACTGGCGTTACTGGAACATTGGCAGTTGCCAACGGCGGCACTGGACAGACTAGCTACACCGATGGTCAATTGCTGATTGGTAACAGCACAGGCAACACGCTGACTAAGGCATCTTTGACGGCAGGCTCTGGTGTGACCATTACGCCAGGCGCTGGATCGATTCAAATTGCGTTCACAGGACCAGGGGCTGGCTCTGTCACTAGCGTTGATGTATCAGGCGGCACAACTGGACTGACCGCAAGCGGTGGACCAGTTACAAGTGCTGGCACTATTACCCTTGCGGGAACATTGGCAGCAGCCAACGGAGGTACAGGCGTAGCAAACAATGCGGCTATGACTGTGACAGGCTCTGGTAACTTTGCCTACACAAGAACTCTGACAGCAACCACTAACGCTACTTATCCTTCTGGCACTTTCTCCCTTGGCTACCTAAACATTCCGCAATCAGGAGCGGCTAAGACGACTAGCTACGCTCTGGTAACTACTGATATAGGCAAGGTAATTGAGGTAGGTACAGGCGGCTCTATAACGGTTCCGGACGCAACCTTTGCCACAGGTGATGCCATCATTATCTTCAACAATACGAGTGGCGCTATCACAATGACCATGACGATCACTACTGCTTATATTGCTGGTACAGATACAGATAAGGCCACAATCAGCATTGCCACAAGAGGCATGGCTAACATCCTGTTTGTTACTGGCACGACCTGTGTAGTTACTGGAAACGTGAGCTAAACAATGGCATTAGTTCTCAAAGACCGAGTTAAGACCACGACCACGACAACTGGTACGGGTACGATTACGCTTGGCTCCGCAGCAACTACTTTTCAGAGTTTCTCGGTCATTGGCGACGGTCAGCAGACTTACTATGTGAT